CGATTCTAGAACGATGGCCCCACCAAACCTACGTCGAGCCGTTCGGGGGCGGAGCTAGTTTGTTGCTATCGAAAGACCCGGTTGGGATGGAAGTGTATAACGATATAGACCGGGGGTTATACGACTTCTTCACCGTAATATCCGACCCTAAATTGTTTCATCAATTTTACCGTCGAGTGGCCGTGCTTCCCTATAGCCGAAAGCTATATTGCGATTGCCGAGTTAACTGGTCGAAGCAAACTGATCTGGTTAAGCGAGTCGCTATGTGGTTTGTAGTTGCCCGTCAATCATTCGGCGGAAATTTTGGGCATAGCTGGGGCTACTCGGTATCAACTATTACCCGGAGGATGCCTAAGACCGTTAGCGCTTGGTTATCGACTATCGAAGGGTTACCCGAAGTACACGCCCGTTTCCAGCGAGTTCAAATTGAGTGCAGCGATTTTCGTTCGGTCTTAAAGAGCTATGATACGCCTAAAACCTTGTTCTATTGCGACCCTCCATACGTACTAACGACTAGGAAGGGATCGGTGTACTCGCATGAGCTAACAGTAAGCGATCATGAATCGTTAACCGAGTCGCTACTGACATTAAAGGGCGCAGCGGTTTTAAGCGCCTATGAGCACCCGGTTTACCGACCGTTAGTAGATGCGGGCTGGGTAGTAAAGCGCTGGAATACGGTTTGTAGCGTGGCCGCTCGTACCCGGCTAACTGAGATTCAAGGACGAGGGGCTGCGAAGCGAAAACAACCTAGGGTAGAATGCCTATATGTTCATCCGAAGGTAGCCGAAACAGCAAAGGATTTGCTATGAGCAACGGACGGCCTAAAGAGGTTGACCCGCTACAACTAGCGAAGAAACTATGGCCACACATACGGTTCTACAAGCAGCAAGAGCAGATCATCTACTCTGTGCAGAGGAATAACGAGACGGTTGTAGCGGCGGGGAACAAGCTAGGTAAAGACTTCGTTTCAGCGTTCATCGTTCTCTGGTTTTTCCTCACTAGGGTGCCCTGCCGAATCGTTACAACTAGCGCGAAAGACGATCACCTAGACGTACTGTGGGGTGAGATTCATCGGTTCATCGCTGAGAGTGCCTACCCGCTCCGAGTCGATGAAGGCGGACCGCTAATCGTTCTTAGCCGGGAATTACGGCGGATATACAAAGGCCAGGAGTGCCCGCTCAGCTATGTCAAGGGGATGGTTGCTAGCCCCGACCGAATCGCGGCTATGCAAGGGCACCACATTGCTATGCCCCCGGACGGAAGACCGATGACCCTATTCGTTTCAGACGAAAGCTCATCGGTTCCTGACGACTACTACAAAAAGTGCGATACCTGGGCGCACCGGAAGCTGATCATCGGGAATACCTGGCCCTGCGAAAACTTTTTCAAACGGGCGATTGCGGGCGACCCGGCTAGGGGTATCCCAGGCGGAGACATACCAGCCAAAGACGGTGACTACTACTACCGCAAAGTGATTCGGATTACGGCCGAAGATAGCCCGAATATTCGGCTAGCCCGTCTTGAAATAGCCCAAGGGAAGAAACCTAGCGGGCGGATACTTGTACCAGGGGTCAAGATTTGGGATGAGTATCAACGGGAACAACTACTCTGGGATGAGATTCAGAAAGCCGTCAGCCACCGGGCGGAGTTTTACGAGGGGGCAGAGGTTAAGATGTTCCCGCCTGAATGGCTTGAAAAGTCAGCTGAGATAGCGGAGCGGTTAGGACCAAACGGACTACGGCGGGGGCGACTAACCATGGGAGTAGATAGCGCCGAAGGGGGAGACAAGACGGCTTGGGCTATCTGTTCGGAATATGGGCTAGTCGAGCTAATAGCCCAGCGAACCCCGGACACCGTACAGGTAGTCAATCAAACGATAGCTTTGGCTCGACGTTGGAACATCAGCCCAACGGACATCGTGTTCGACCGGGGCGGTGGCGGTAAACAACACGCCGACCGGCTACGCGCGCTAGGCTACCAGGGGGTGCGAACCGTAGGGTTTGGCGAGTCGGCGACTCCCGAACGTCGAGCGGGTCGCATGCCGTTGAAGGACCGACGGCTAGCCGATGAGGCCCGTTACGCTTACGTCAACCGGCGGGGCCAGTTGTACGGCACCCTACGGCAACGGCTAGACCCCTCTAGCGGTCAACCGTTTGCTATCCCCCGCCAGTACGGAGAATTGCGCCGTCAGCTATCCGTGATCCCTCTGACCTATGATGAAGAGGGTAGGCTAGTGATTCTACCGAAGACCCGAAAGCAAGGCTCTAATCGGCCCAGTCTCACAGACCTAGTAGGGCATAGCCCAGATGAAGCGGACGCTCTAACGTTGGCTGTATGGGCTCAGAGCGGTGCCTCAAAGGCCGTTCGTCCAGTAGCGGGAGCTATCCGATGAGACGAGTAGTTAGAGACCTGAAACGACGTAGGCGGGTAAACCTGCGGGGGCTAATCCGCCAGCTAACCGACCCTACCACCGGGGTCGTTCCCCGACTAGATTGGAGGGCCTACTTCGAGCGGTTTTGTTCGATTCACGGGCTGCATCCCGTTGTCTGGGCCGGGAAGCTATTGTTTCCCGACGGTTGGCAGTACAGCCTAACGAGCTACGCCGGGCCGGAGTTTCCCCCAGAATCGCCCGAACGGGCGAAGGCGTTGAGCCGGATATACTGGCGTCGGCGGTTGAGCATTGTAAAACGGGAGTATAATTTGCTTAGGGGGCGTTACATGGCGCTCAAAGCCCTACAGGCAACCAAGAGCGCGCCGTTGCAGCAGCGAACCCGTTGGCCGGGTTCCGCCGACGGAACCACCCAATCCCCGGACGGCCGAACCGCCGGTTGGGGAACCGTCGAAAACGTAGATTGGTTGGCTATCGAGCAACGGCTAGAGTGGCTAAAAGCGGACATCGAGCACTGCCAAAACCAGTTACAGGAGCTAGCCGATGATTGACGTTGCGCACGAACGTTCCTCTTACGCCGGGTTCCGAGACCCGATTTTGATTAACCAACTAGCCCAAGCGCTCAACGCTACTACGTTGAGCCGCGCGGCTATCGACCGGACATACGAGCCGGACCCCCGGCGGGACATCGACAAGGAATGCGGTTATCCCGACGCCGTATCCCCTCAAGAGTATCGGCGGTTGTACGACCGATGGGCTGTAGCTGCGCGGGTAGTCGAAGTGCTGCCCATGGAAAGCTGGCGGGTTCAACCGTCGGTTTACGAAGACGAAGACGTGAATCGGGAAACGGTCTTTGAGGGGGCCTGGAAAGATTTAGCTAGGGGGCTAGGGGGCGGGGTTAACTGGTACCAGAGCGAAGAATCCTACGCGATTTGGGAGATTCTTCAACGGCTTGATGTCATGTCAGGTATCGGCAGTTTTGGTGTCCTGCTGTTGGGCCTGGATGACGGTCGAGACCTGCGCGAACCGGCCGATGGGTTGGACCCGATGACGGGGGAGCTATCCCGTTCGGGAAGCCAACGGCGGTTGCTCTATTTGAGAGTGTTCGATGAGTCGTTGGTTCAAGTTGCTAAGTATGTTACTGATCCGACCAGCCCCCGATACGGGCAGCCCCTAGAGTACCAGGTTAGCTTCGCGACAATCGAAGCCCAGGACAAACAGGGCCAGGGCCTCGACATCGCTACGCGAACCGTACACTGGACCAGAGTTGTTCACGTAGCGGATAATCTAGGTTCTAGCGAAGTATTCGGGGTGCCTCGGCTCCAGCCAGTTCTGAACCACGTCCTCAACCTGCGGAAACTCTACGGCAGTGCCCCGGAGATGTACTGGCGCGGAGCGTTCTTCGGCCTATCGCTGGAAACTCACCCGCAGCTAGGGGGCGATGTAGCCGTGGACGTTGAAAGCCTACGGGACATGATGGAAAACTACGGCGAAGGTCTCCAGCGGTATCTAACCCTCATGGGCATGACCGCCCGCCCTCTGGCGCCGACCGTCGTTGATCCCACGCCTCATATCGAGGCCGACTTGAACGCTATCTGCATCAAGCTGGGTATTCCTAAGCGAATCTTTCTGGGATCGGAGCGGGGGGAGTTAGCCTCAAGCCAAGACCAGACCACTTGGAACGATAGACTACAGGAACGCCGTTCCCGTTATCTAACGCCAAGGGTGATTGTGCCGTTTATCAATCGGCTAATCGCGCTCCGCGTGCTCCCCGAGCCTAAAGACGGCTATCGAGTGTACTGGCCAGACATTGACGCTCTAACCGAGTTGGAAAAAGCAAAGGTGGCTGAGGTTAAGACCAACGCCCTGGCTAAGTACGTGGCGGGCGAAGTCGATGCCCTGATTCCGCCGATTGACTATCTGACTCGGTTCTTGGGTCTTGGTGAAGAGGAAGCGCAGACGATTCTAGCTGGAGCCGTGGAAGGAATGGAGGACAATGAGCCGGAACCGAAGCAACCGGAAGAACCGGAAGCCTAAGCTCACGGAAGAACAGCGGGAGCAGGTCGTTAAGCTGCGTCAGGCGGGGGTCTCGATTCTAGAGATTGCCAAGAGGTTTCAGTTGACTCCCCGTCAGATCACCGGGTTGTTAAACAAAAGTAGCTCGGTGTATTTGCCTACGCCTGACGAGATACGCAAACGATGCCTGGAGATTCAAGAGGGGTGGACTCCCGAAGAACGCCAAAGGCGGATGGTCCATGAGCTACCGCCCGTGATGGTGCGGATCATTCGTCAAGACCGCCGCTACAACGGACGCCGACCGGGCGCTGTTTAGGAGCAAACCTATGCCGTTGATGAGATGCCAACGTGACGGAAAACCCGGTTGGAAGTGGGGAAGGCACGGCTATTGCTACACAGGGCCTAGGGCTAAGGAACGGGCCTTGCGCCAAGCCCGTGCTATCCTAGCCCAGAACCTCAACCCCCTACAGGTTGATCCGAGTAGGACCAGTGGGTTGCGAAGACGAATGGTGGCCGACCTAAGACGGCGGTTTGATCGGCTAAAGCAAGCCATCGATCAGCTAATAGTCGAGGAAAACGCCTTCGGCCTGGTAACCCACACCCGTTGGCAGTTCGCTACTACCCCCGAGCAGCTAGCGGAGTTTGAACGGTGGTTGGAATCTAGAATATCGAGGGATGTTCTCGTTGACCAAGACTACTGGCAAGCCTACGTTGAAGAGGGCTACCGAAAGGGGATGGGTCGAGCGTTTGATGACGTACATCGTATGCAGCGCGTCAAAGCCTATGGGACCGACGCTCCATTAGAGTGGTACTACGGAACGAGGGAAGACTTTTTGGAGATGGCTTTCGGACAGCCCATAGCCGTCGAGCGGGTAAAGACGCTAGCGGCTCGAACGTTCATGGACCTTAAAGGGGCTACTCAAGCCATGGCTACTACGGTCAAACGGGTATTGGCCGACGGGCTAGTGGCTGGTCAGAATCCGAAAACGATAGCCCGCGCTATCAAAGAGCAGATCGACGGGATTGGAAAACGCCGGGCCGTTATCATCGCACGAACGGAGATCATACGGGCGCACGCCGAAGGCCAACTAGACGGTCTAGAGGCCCTAGGGGTTGATCGGGTAGGGGTTATGGTCGAATGGGAGATTACGAAGGATGGGCGGACCTGCCCCCTCTGTACTGCGCTAGACGGGGTAACGCTTCCGATTCACGAGGCGAGGGGGATGATTCCCCGTCACCCTCAATGTCGCTGCGCTTGGATCCCGGCCTACGTAGGCGAAGGAAAAGTCAAAGGCCGGGTAGCCACCCGCCGGGGTATCCGGGGGCGGGTATTGCGCAGCGTCGAGCCGGAAGGGGGATTGGAGAAAAGCCGATGGCTGGGGGCAGATCGGTTGGTCTAGGATTCTAATGGCGTGGGTCACGGAGGGAAGCTATGCAACTACAGCAACCGAAGTTCAACCGAAGGCATATCGAGCGTATTCTAGACATCGA